AAAAATAATTGGAGCAATAAAAAAGTCGGTGGCTTTTGGATTAAAAAAACAAAAGCTGACCGACAATATCTTTCTGGATCTATTGAAATAAAATTAAAAGATGGAACTACTCAAAAAGTAATTCTATCAATTTATAAAAATGACTTTAAAAAAGACAATAATCCAGATTTCAATGCATATCAAATAGACGTTTTATAGAGTTTATAAGTTCCAGTTGGAGTGTCTAACTGAACATTTAAATAAATATTTTGATTATCGCCGCTAACTGAATAGTTGGCGAATGAATTGTCGCTTATCGAATACTCAGAAAACGACAAACCCGTTCTTAATAAATCTATTCCTGATGTGTTATCAACAATAATGATTTTAGAGGAGCAAAAACATCCAGATTGATCTCTAAATTGAGTTAAGTATTCGTAACTATATCTTGATCCTTTTAATAGAGTATCAATAGTGGTTATAGAATTAGTCTTAACTGACCCAGTAAGAAAATCTATATTAACTTCTGAATCTCCATTTAATAATGAAAATGATTCTGAACTGATATTTGATTTAGGAGTAGGAGCCTGATAGATATTATAAGGTCCAATTTCCCAAGCATAACCAGTTTGCGTCTCGCTAAATGGAACAATTTTAAACCATTGTGGAGTGTTCGATTTAACTACTGAATTATTAAGAGTGAATGAATAATTTTTTAAATTTGTTAATATAGGGATAGTTGAAATTAAATTTCCAGTATTTAATTCTATGCCACTTCCAGTGCTTATATACAAACTTAGTTTATCTGAATTAGTATATAATGGGTCATTTTCCAATTCAATATTAAAATTAATTTGTCCAGTAGCTGAATCACCAATTTGAGGCTTTCCCTGACTCTTTAGTTCATCTGGGATTCTATATTGAGTAGTTTTAATCAGCTCATTTCCCGTGCTTCCTATTCCACTATAATAAAATTTCACATCATAGATGCCAGTCATTCCAGTTGGATAATTATATCCAGTTACAAAACTATAAGTTTGTCCATTAATTGCACTAGGATAAATCAAAGATTTTAATAAACTATCTCCTGTATAAGTATTAAAACTACTAACTCCAGAAATTGATGAAAATCCACTCAATCCTGTTTGAGTAAATATTGTATCAATTTGGCCAGAACCCCAATCAATTTTCAAAGATTCGCCATTAAGAATTGCGAATGGAATCAATCCAGATACTTCCGCGAAATAACCACTAACATAATCTTTATATTCCTTTATATATAAAGCATTATTCGTGACATTTTGAGCGTTCATATTATTTCCTGATGTCGAATATGGGATATAAGATTGATACTGATTTGGATTATTATTAAGCCAAGCCCCACTAGAATCAGCAATAGAAATTGATTGTATTTCCAAAGGATTGCCATAAACAAAATATCTACTAGAGTGGATATTCGCATTTTCGCCTACAGTAGAAATTCCAATTCCAAAATCTTTAGTATAAGTCCCAAATATTCTAGTATTTTCTGCTTCAGTTAAAGTAAAAACATTACTAAATGATCCTGTTACATAATTATCATATATAGTATTTCCATATATGCTTAAGATATCAATGTCTACGCTTCTTACAAATGGATTTTCAAGTAAAGCACTAGTGGAATTTAAAATATTTAATTGTCTATCTGTTACATTAAAAACAAAAGATACATCTTTTCCTCTATGAATAGCGTAACCTGTTGTAGTGATAGATAAATCACCAGTATTTAAATTAAATATTGGTTCAAATTCATAAACATCATTTCTACTATAAGGAGATACATAAGGATATACATCTACTATACCAGTTTCAATATTAATGGTTTTAACTAATGTGCCAGAAACTCCACTAGCATGATTTATTACATTTGGATTAATAGTTTGCGAAAAGCTATTTCCACCATAACCCCATGTTATAGTGGCTGGACCCGATCCAGTTTTTGGTAATTCTAAAACATACCCACCGACATCATAAGGATATGCATTAGCGGCATTAATTGCATCATTCCATTTATTATTATAATTTACTATATATGCATAATCCTCTCCTATACCATTTGGAGGATTTTGGTAATCATTAGGCTCTCCAAAATCCCAATTTTTATATCCACTATCTAATAATGAGCCATCGAGCCATCTCCATGTTCCTTCGGAAACTTCGTCTGTAGCCCCAATCCACACATTAACATTGGCTGCTGGAACTTGATTAGCCCTTTCTAAAGTATTTAAAACAGCCAATCTTCCACCTCTAGCTTCGGCATCTGTTTTTGCACTACTCCAAGTAAAAGATCCATAAATGATTTGAAATTCAGGTTGACTTACTTTATCTGGATTTGCCGCTTGTGTGGCAGGAAACCAATCTGCATAACAATCTATTGATAAATTTCCACTGATTAAACCATCTAAATAAGCATTCTTTAGATCTATAACAGTTTTTTCTGGTCCACCACTTACATTATCTCCAAAAAATTGAATATATGGTTTTGAATTATTACCGAAGCCAAATCCCACTGATTGGCCTAAAAAAGTTGTTACAGAATCCAAATCATATTGACCACTTGGCCAAGAATAAATAATTTCTAAATTAGATTTATAAATTTGTTGCATATTATAAAATTGTTACTGATGATAAATAAGGTCTGTCATAATTAAAAAGATTTCCTTGTTCGTATATTAAAAATAGACCAGATTCGGCATAATCTGAGTCAGTATAAAAATTTGCATTATTCTTTGTCGGATCTGGCACAGATCCAATTGCGCCCACTCTAAATGAATAGTTACCAATGCCACCTACATAGAATACAGCGCCAGTTTGATTTGCCTCTAAAACTTGATTTTGTACTACTCCTTGTGAGTTTTTGATATTAACATTATATCCTTGATTTTTTAAAACATTTTTCCAACTTCCGCTTATATAAAATTGACTAGAAGCATCCACCCCTGTCACTAATTGCTGGATGTTTGGAGTGCTTAACACTTGATAATTAACATTTCCAATTTTATTACTTACAGTATAACTATAAGTATTTGATTTGAGTTCAATGCTTTTATCGTTTTCAATAAGACTATATTTACCAGTATTAAATTTCGTGCATATAAAAGAATATTCATTAATATTTTCTTCTTTTATGGACATAACTTTATAAAGCTGATCGTCTGAAAGTAATCTTTGAAATCTATATACAGAACCTTCCTTGACAAATGGAACTAAAGAATAGTTTATATCAGAAGAATCAACAAAAGCCTCGCAACCATAATCATATTGAACTATTCCAGAAATATTAAATGTTGTTATTTGAGATGGGCTACTTAAAATAATATCTGAATCTAATAATCCGCGAGTTGGCTGCAAACTCCCGCTGACATCTTTAAATAATGAATCAGCCCCAGTGATTGAATTTATTGCATTGCTGTCGGCTGCAATGCCGCTTCTTCTGTCTCCACTAGCGGTATTATAAATATTATATTTTCCCCTATTAACTTCAGTAAATTCAGAATCACCAGTTCCAAAAATAATCTTACTGTATGTATTATTATCAGAGAACGGAATACCTGTGCCTAAAACCCAGCCAGTAAATCCTGTTGAATAATAACAAAATCTCGAATTCGAACCAGTATAGAAAGCATATTGGTTTTGTTTTGGGGATGTAACTTGTCCAGCATATCCCTCTGTATATTTAGAAAATATATAATCTCCAGTAAGATAAGTATAATAAGTCGAAGGCAAATTGCCAGAATTCAAATAAAATCCAGAACCATGAACTCTAAATCTTTGCAAATTAGCTATCTCTAAAATTTCATCATTAGTTGAATATCCAGTAGGAGTATAAACGGTCAATTTGTTATCGAATTGTCCACTAATGAATTTTTCATTTAATCTGATTGACCCATACTGTGAATTAGTGGATAAAACTTTACCAAAATTGCTTTTTAAATTTTTGAGTTCGTCTTCAACTATAATTAAATCTCCAGGCTTACATAACAAAGCTTCAAGACCAGTGGAAAAACCTACACTTTGATTTTCTTTAATAGTTTGGAAGATCAAATGCTTGCCCAATCTTCGCGCCATAGCTCTTGAAGTTACTCCATTAGCATTTATTGTTTTTTTGAAAACGCCTCTTTTTCTAATATCTTCTTCATCTTCGACGTATTCAATTTTCGTTAAATAATTTTCAAATCTATCAATATAAACTATTTCTATAGAATTAAACTGTTCGTCACGACGATAATTACTATAGTTAAAAATACCATCTTTAACATTTGTATTTGAGAATAAAGCAATTGGATCTTTTGGTCTATCATCAACAAAATTAATTTGAGAATTATTATAATAAATAATACCTCTAAAAAGAGAAGCAATAACATTCAAAGCGTCAAAAACTTTTGTGCTTTCAGCAAACAAAATGTTACAAGAGAATCTAGGCTCTAAACCTCCTCGCCCATCAGGAACTCCTTCAAAATATCCAAAGTCATCTACGGCATCACAGAATCTAGCTATTTTATATAAATCAAAAATATCAACCTGACTATCATCCATATATTGACCAAGGCCATATCTTGAGTTTGTGATTAAATCTAAAAGAATCCAAGCGGGATTATCTGTCCACTCTAAAAGATATTGACCAGTCTCAGGATCTATTTTAAATTCACCATCCCAGTCTCCATCATAGATTATTTTATCTAATGATGATGTTTGATTAAAACTTAGTTCTGATGAATAATATCTTTTATCTTTTCCATTTGAAAGAATAGGATAATAATTACTGGGAACACGAACTTTTTTTAATTTACAATCGAATGTTCTTGTCGGCACACTAGCGAAACTTCTAGAATCAAGTTTTGTAGCAATTATTGCTGAATTAGGATAACTAAAATTTTGCGGAATAATCTCTGTTACTTTGGAAAGAGAGCATTCTTTGTGCAATAGGGAGGAATTTGTTTCGGCAGAAAGCCTTGTGACTCTGATATATCTTTTTGTTACCGTATCACTTATTTCTTTCAAAATAAATGGTTGAAAAATAGTGTTAACCCCTTCTTCAGTATTATATTCACTGATAAATTGATAATTGCCAGTATTAAATCTTTCTAAATCTGGATTACCTATATCAATATAAGTTGGATTTTGAATTAAAGCTAGAATTTTAAATTTTCTAATAATTTTATCTCCTTCTTCCCCTTTTTCATTTATTGATCCAGTTTCTACTTGAATATTAAGAATACTGGCGAAATTCATACCAAGATCTAGTGGTGGTGGCGCGTTTACTGGTTGGGTAAGAGTATCCGAAAGAGCATCTACTCTAATTGTAATAAAAACACTTGTAACATTTTGGTTGCTAATAATATGAGTCTTAGGTATGGCATCTTCATCATATTGATTCAAACTTTTATCCCATTCACTATAACTTGTATTAGCGACTAATCTTTGATCATCTCTACTTCCATCATCAACATAAATGCCACTATAACCAGTAGTAAATGAGGCGGTCTTTTTATCAAGCATCCCAGGAGCTTCTTTAATTCTTTGAACTGATTTTAATATTCTAAAAGGACCAACCAATGATGACGAATAATCTTTATCTATTAAAACATTATTAAAATATTTAAATGGAGTTTGATATTCATTTCCTAATCTATGTTCTGCAAGTATATTAGTATAATTATATTTTTGAACTATAGCATTATTTACAGTAGTAGGTGTTGATATTTCATTTAAATTTAAATACGAAACGTTAGCTAATGCATTGATAATAGATTGTGGAAGAGCAAAGGCTGCATAGGTTTGGCCAGCATCTGTACCAGTACCTCTATAAGATATAGAAATAGCATTAATAAATATAATAATAAACCCAACAGCGCGTCCATTGGTTGTGCCAGAGTCATCTATTCTTGGCAATAATAAATCATAAATTTTCATATCTTCGCTGTATTCAATAGGATCATCAGCCACATTATACATAGAAAATTTATATTTTTTATCTTGAGAAATTGACTTTGCTGCAGAAAAGAAACCTTCTGAATCAGTAGGGTCCACCTTGATTATATATTTCATACTCTCGCCGCTACCATTGATTTTTTTTATAAAACTAGAGATTAAATCTTCTCTATTAACATTTTGCCATCCTGATGAAAAATAAGTATTAAATATATTTTCAAGATATGTTTTTTCATATTGATTTGTAGCAGTGTTATTATAAATATCGAATAAATTTATCAATTGCGCTCTGATTAAAGTATTAGTATATAATTGTTCATTTGTCGGAATGTAAAGAAGCGATGATGATTCGCTGTCTGAAAAAATATTTAATTGATTATTTTTATTTTGGAAAAACCATCTTGAGCCTAATTTAGTTAATTGTGTATTATTCGTATAAATATCATCATTATTACTAAGTATAGTATTAAAAAGAAAATAAACATACTTTATTTTATTAATTACTTTATAATTTTGTGTTAAATTTTTGCCTTGATATATAATATTTGAGTTTTGTATATTCTTAAATACTTGAGAAAGTGTTGTTGCAAGCGTTGAACTTTTAATATCCGCAGAGACTCCTAATTGCGGAGCTTGTTGAACAATCGCATCATTAGATACGGCGATAGCAGTATCGTCTAAATATATTCCTTGCAACATATCTTTGCTCGATAGTACAAGACCATTTTGATTAACTAGCCCAAGAATAGGTCCATCACTCACTAAATCCAAAAGCTCTATATAACTAAATGAAGCAGCTAATTGAATATCCCCAAGAATAGGGGGCTTTAATTGCGCTGGTTGTGGTTTTGGTTTTTTCTTTCCGCCACCAGAAAAAGATAGCTTCTTTAATAAGTGTTTCATATTATTTATTGAGATCTATTGGATACGGATTCAATGATACTCGCTTTTAAATTGGGGGAAGAATAAGCATTTTGATGCATAACGTCAATTGGGTTTTGATTTTGAGGATATGATTTTATGCTCATTTGTATTAATTGAGATCCAACTTTAAGTCTTCCATATCCAACTGGCACAGCAGAGCCTTGAGAAGCTACATTCGCTTTATTAGAGAAAGCAAAAGACTCCGACAAGGCTTTTGTCGATGAGGAGATGGGTGGACCAGCATCAGGTTTTGGAGCTAATAACATTTGAAGACCAACAGATACAACAGTAAGAATAACTGCTGAAACTACTGAAGATAAAAGCGCCCCTACGCCCACCGCAGCAAAAGCAGCTCCAGCAGTTGCGCTCCCTAATACTACGCCAGCGAAGGCACCAACGATCAAACCCCCTCCAGATCCCATAATCAAAGGCACTAAATGAATCTCCTGTGGTTCTTTTTGTATGTTTAATTCTTCTAATTCAGTAATTTTTTTGCCATCGACGATTATTGTATAATTCAAACCTTCTCTTGAGAGTTCAAATATTCTTTTGTTAAAGGTTCTTCTATTGACATCTATAGCTTTAACGACATTTATAGCTTTATGAATTTTCATTCTAAAGTTTTCGCCAAATTCTTTAGCAAGAATTCCATGTAAAATTATATTTGTCATATGTTGGATTTAATTCTTTTTAGTATCTTTACATCACATTCAATATTTTTAGGCTGATAAATTTCAAACTTATCAGTATTCAACCCATAAATTAAAAATGGAACACAGCAGTTTTCTGACATTTTAATATCGAACTCAGAAGCTTTTTCGTCGCCAATAATATGACTATGAAAGATTGCGCCAAATAAATACTTTTGTTTGAAAAGTAAATATTTCAAAGCATCAATAGCAAAAAAGTTTTTCGGATCAGTAGAGCAGTTTTTTTCTAGTTGCACTATATGCTTTTTTGAACTTTGATCATAGCCTACAAATCCACACACTTCAGTATATGGATTTGAACAGCAATGATTTTTAATTACCGTCAACGCATCTTTTATATTTTTACAAATATTAACCATAAGGAAATCCATCTGTTCCAGGAAAGCCTCCAAAGGGTAAGCTTTCTCCTCTTTTAGTTGGGTCAGTAATAAATCTTTTTTTACAAGCATTTAATTTTTTTGAACATCCATCTTTTAACCAATAAGTCGGATTCGATTCTGGATGATTATTTAAATTACCATCAGTAATAGAAACATACCAAGTTCTTAATG